CGTCATCGTCGGAGCTGATGCCGAAGGTTGGCGATGCGTTGGGGTTGCCCACCCCGGAAACGCGCGGCGAGCGTCTCCGGTCGGATGTTGGGCGGAATGTCGCCGGGTTGATCCCGGCCATGGGTGCTGGCGCTGTGATGGCGGGCGGCAAGGGTGCGATGGGCGCAATCGGCAATGCGCTAACCACCATGCCGGTATCACAGGTTACGGGCGCGGCCGGCAGCGGCTTGGCTGGCGGCATCGCGCGGGAATCCGACGCGGGGCCGGCGGCACAGTTTGGGGCGGCGCTGGCCGGCGGCATCACGGGCGCGGCGCTGCCCACGGTGGCGTCCATGGCCGGGCGTGGCATCTCGGCGCTTGCGCAGCCGTTCAGCGATGCCGGGCGGCGCAAGATCGTGGGCGAGGCGCTGTTGCGCAATTCCAGCGATCCCGAGACTTTGGCACAGCGGCTTACTGCCGGCGCGGATGATGGCGCGCGGCGGCTGCCGGGCTCGCCGGTCACGTCCGGTGTGGCGGCGCGCGATCCGCAGATGTTGTTGCTGGAAAGCGGTCTGCGGTCGGATGCGCAGACGGCGCCCGGCGTCATGTCGCCCGCGATGGCGATCCGCGACGTTGAGGCGCAGCGCAATGCCGCGCGGCTGGCCACAGCAGAGGCGTTGCAGAAGGGTGGCGCGCAGAACGCCACGGCGCGCGGCGATGCTGTGCGGGCCGGACTGGACGCGGCCGAGGGGGGGATGAAGGCGCGTACCAATCAGCTTTTCGATATCGCCCGCGACCGAAGCACGACGCAGGTTCCGGCCGGCAACATCATGGGGCGGGTGGAAGGCGCGTTGAGCATCTTCGATCCCAAGCGCGGAGGCCCCGGTGTGCCGCCCGAGCTGCAAGGCGTGCTGGACGATATCGGCAAGCTTGGCACGCTCAACGTCGATCAGGCGCAGAACATCCGCAGCCGCTTGGGCGAGATCGCCGGGCAGGCGTCGGTGGCGGGCAACAAGCGGCTTTCCTCGGCGGCGGGCGCGGTGTCGAACGCCATTGAGGAGGAAATGTCCGACCCGCGCTGGATGGCAGCCGTAGCCCAGCGCAGGGCCATGGGCGAGGCGTTGGGCCGCGACAGTGCCGGGGTCGCCGCCACCGGGGCGATCCTGCGCACCGACAAGTTCGGCGCCCCCATGATCACCTCCGACGTGGCGATCAAGAAGGCGATCGAGACGCCGCAGGCTGCGCGCCAGGTGCTGGAGGCTGGATACAAGGCGCTGGACGATGCCCGCGCGGCCCGGATGCCCACCGAGGAACTGTCGGCCAGCATCAAGACGATGCGCCAGGCCATGCGCGACCAGTTCGCGGAGAACATGACCGGCGCATCCCGCACCACCAGCGATATCGCCGACGCGGCCGGCAACATCAGCCGCCAGCTTTCCCCGGCCCAGTTCACCCGCTGGTGGGAGAAGAACAAGGCGGTGGCAGATGTGCTGTTTGACGGTGCCGAGCGCAAGGTGCTGGACAAGCTGGTGGCCGACTTCGCGGAAACGAGCGTGGTCAATACCGCCCGCGCGCGGGGTTCTGACACGGCGCAGAACCTCAGCGTGGGCAACTTCATCGCCCGTCTGACCAATGGCGTGATCGACCCGCAGAACCCGCTGGCGCAGTCGTTGGGCAACCTCGGCCCCATCGCCGGGTGGATCACGCGGGCGCCGGAGCAGGCCATGCGGGAAATGCTGGTGCATGCCATCCGCGACCCGAAGTTTGCCGCGCAACTGGTGCAGGACGCCGGCCCGCAGAGCCTGCAACGGGCGATGCTCTACTTCCAGCAGACCATGCCGGAACGCCTGCGCGATGCCGTCGTGGGGGCCAGCGCGCGTGAGATTCCTAGGGTTGGCCTAGCCAGCCCCACGTCCAGCCCAAAGCAATTGCCAGGGCCAGCGGGCCGATGATCGCGAACGCCAGCCGCCAGAAGGATACCATCTAATGCCCCGCAACGGTTCCGGCTCATACACCCTGCCATCCCCGTCGCCATTCCAGACGGGCACGACGATCGACGCGCCCGGCATGAACACGGTGCAGACCGACATCGGCGCCGCGCTCACCGCCAGCACGGCGGCGGATGGCCAGACCCCAATCACAGGCAACTGGAACTGGGGCGGCTACTCTATCTCCAATCTGGCCACGATGACCACCACGGGCGCGGCGACGGTCGGGACGATGCTGACCGTGGGCAACGGTGCCACCGTCACCAAGGGCGGCCTGACGGTCACGGCGGGCGGGCTGACCGTGAGCGCGGGCGGCATGGCGGTGATCGGCAACAGCGCCATTTCCGGCACGCTCGGGATCGCAGATGCGGTGCTGGTGAGCAAGGGCGGCGTGACCGTGACGGGCGGCGGCGTGATCGTCGCGGCCGATGGCGCCACCATCACCGGCGACAGCACCGTCACCGGCACCCTGACGATCACCAGCACCGCCACGGCGGCGAACGGCACCACCGGGACGCAACTGCTGAACTACAGCCAATTCCCCGCCACGCTGGCGACGCCTGGCACCGCCACGCTGCCCAACGGCTTGATCCTGAAATGGGGCAGCGGCACCTATACCGCAGGCAGCGGAACGGTCGCGTATGCCGCCGCTTTCCCTACCGCCACGCTTGAGGCTTTCGTCACGCTCGCCACGTCGGGCGCGGCTCATACTTCCTATCCGCCGGGGCCTGATCGCGGCACTTACGCCACAACCGGCTTTACGGTCTATGGGGGCACCGGTCAGTCGGGCAGCTTCACATGGTGGGCGGTGGGTCATTAATAATGCGTCAAGCAATCGTTAATCGCCCTGTGGTTCTGGTGCCGATCGGGAGGCCGTGGCATGGATGAGGCCGAACGCTATGGCATGCAGACTGTCTTGGTCGAGTTGGCGACACAGAAAGAGCGATCGGCATCCCGCGATGCGACGCTGGCGCAGATGCAGGTGACGCTGGCCAAGATGGAACAGCGGCTCGACACCGTGGCCGGCGACGTGCGCGATGCCAAGACGGCGCTTCGGGTGGGGTTCTGGATCAGCACGACGTTGGTGCCGGCGATTGCCGCGATGACCGGCTGGTTCGCGCACACGTTTTGGGGCGGGAAGTAGCTGCGGCCCAGCCGACCCCCGATAGGAGCCGCCCATGTCCTGGCTGCACCTCGTCCTGTTCGCCGTAATCGGCCTCGTCGGCGCCCTGTTCGGCCGCTGGTGGCAGCGGCGGCGTGACGGCCGCCCATGATCCCGCCGTTCCTCCTCGGCCCGCTGGCCGGCGCCGCCGGCATGGCCGTGGCCGGGCTCGCTTTCTGGGGATGGCTGGCATTCATCCACGACCCCAACGTCCGCGCCGCTCAGGTGGCCGAAATAGCCGCCGCCGTCGCCGAGGAACAGGGCCGCGCGCACCAGGCCGCCACTGCCGCACTAGAGGCTCAGGCGGCCACCTACGCGGCCCAGCAGGCCGCACTGACGCAGACTCGCCGGAGGATCGCCAATGCCGCGCCGACCGCCTGCGCTGTTGCTCCTGATGCTATCCGCGCTGCCGTCCTGCGCGAGCCCCGGCCCGCCGGTCATGGCCCGCCCTGAGGTTCCGGCCTCGCTGCTGACGTGCGCGCCGGGACCGCCGAGTCCCGATCTGGACGCGCCGGGCTGGGATCGCACGCTGGCGTTGTGGATCGTGGATGTGATGGCGGCCGGCGAGGATTGCCGCTCGCGACTGGCGGCGGTGCGGAGATTGGTGGATGAAGGCAAGCCTTGAGATAACCGGCGGCGTGATCCGGGTGTTTCGCCGCAATGACGCGCAGCACGGCGACCCGTTCGATCATGTGGTGGCGTTCATCGGCGACGAGGGGGTGGCCACGCTCAAGGGCCTGGCCGCCGGGGATGCGCGGCTGCCGCTGGGCGTAATCCAGGCGGTGCGGGAGGAACTGCGCCGCCACGGATTCCATGCCGTCCGCTGGTCGCGGAGGGCGCCGAACGGCACGAAGCTGCGGGAGTTTCAGATGAGCCTTGGGGCACCCGGAGGGCGCGATGCGTGACGATGGGCCCAGCGCGCCGGGCACATGGACGAAGCGGCGCCGTCGCGCGGACCTCATCATGGCATTCTGCGCGGGCGCCTCGTTGGGGTTGACGGTTGCCTATCCGAACTCGCCGCTCGTGTCCGCATACTGCATGGCGCTGGTGGCGCTGCTGGGCGCGACCTATACCAATTACTCGGTCGGGGCGGTGATCGACGATCAGAACGCGAGGAAAGCGGCGCAGGCAGCTAGGGATGGCGAGGCGCGGCAGCCGTCGAGCAATCAGTGACCGCCCGCAGCGCCTCCCGCGCCTCGCGGACCGGGGCGAGTTCCGCCTCCATCGCTTTGCGCTGCGGCGGATACAAGACCGCGTTGGGGTAGCTGCCGATGATTTGTGTCTCGGCGGCGTCGGCCAGCTTGGCAAGCGTCGCGGCGCCAATTCGCACGGTGTCATCGGGCGCCTCCTGGGCTGCGGCGAGCATGGCGCGACAGGGATTGAATCCCGCAGCCCATCCAATCGCTCCCGATGGACTCATGCTGCCCGGCGCGTCCATGTGATCTACTTCTTTCGGCGCCGGCACCACCACGTAGCCCTTGGCGCGGAGGGCGGAGCGGGCGGCGTCTAGCGCGGCGTCTGTGGGGATCGTCTTAGTTCCCCATCCAGCGGGCACGTCATCGCCAAAGGCAAACGAGTAGCCGTCGGGGCGATATTCACAACCTACCAGCAGCCCCTCCAACGCCTCCACCAGCGCCCCCACGACTGGCGCAGGGGTGACGGGGGCGAGGTAGCGCCAGCCCCATTCGCGGGCGGCGTATCGCGGGGTGCCGGAATAGACGTGCTCCGTGCTGGTCCATAGCGGCTCGGTGTCGGGGTTGTCGCTCGGGTGCCAGCGGGCAAGCGTCGGGGGGAATTCGCCCTGCTGCACCCAATGCCACCCATCCACCCCGCGCAGGTGTTCCGGCGGCTCGCATCGGGCGGTCATGGCGTGGGGCCTGTGTCGCGGGCCATCTGCAACAGCAAGTCCCTGAACTCAGGCGGGTCATCACCGCGCATCTCCTTGGCGATGTGAGCCACGGGCTTCTGAAGGAGTTCGGCGGCTTTCGTGAGAGAGATCATCTTCTCGGCAAGTCCCCGGTAGCAAAGACGTTCAAATCGTTGCAGTTCTTCCGCCCCTGGGGTTTGAGGCATCTGCTTTGGTTCGCTCTTTCGCCAGGTTCTCGCCGTGGTCTGGAACATAGCCACGAGTTGCTCGGGGCTGATGATACCGAGGTCACGGAAGCGGACCAGCAATGCAGTCGCCGCGACGCCATACATATGCTTGGTGGCGAAAAGCTCGGGCAAACCGAACCTGTGCCGGTGTTTTCCAACCGTCTCGCGGAGGTGGTCCGCTGGCATGAGGAAGGCGCTTGCGAAGCGATGCGCGGCCTTCTCTTCATCGATACCCTCGACGCGCATGAGACGATGGCCGAGTTCATGCAGCAGCGTGAACCGTCTCCGTTCGAGATTGTAGGTCTCATTGATCACAATCACAGGGACCGGTTCCTGCCCCGGCCGTTCGACAAGACAAGTTAGGCCAGAGACAGACTCGGGTAGTTTCAAGAGGATGACTTTAATGCCGTGCTCTTCGAGAATCTCCGTCACGTCCGGTAGCGGCGCGGTACCAAGGTTCCACTTTTTTCGGGCGTCATTGGCGGCACTTTCCGCATCGTCGAAGCTGCGCACTACCTTCTTCGGAAAAGGCGCTTTCCACGTCGCGCTGTCGAGATCAAGGGCTTCCTCGATCATCAGGTAACGCTCGACATGTTCGAGCACCGTCGCTTCGACGAGTGCGCGTTCTTGCGCAGTCGTCCCGGACTTCTTTCGGAATTCGAGCGACCCAAGGCTGATGTCCATGGGTGCCGCCAGAAATTCCAGCGAAACTCCCAACACCTTCGCAAGCTCGATCATCACCGCCGAGCTTGGCGCCATCTCTCCCCGCTCATATTTGCTGATCGCCATATGAGTCACTCGGCCGCCCATGCGATCGGCGACATCACGCAAGGAGAGGCCGGACTTGCGGCGTGCGATCCGCAGCCTCTCACCAATCATGGGGCGGCTCCTGTGGGGGTGTGGAACGCGGCCAGTTCGGCGTCAATGTGCCGCAGCCGTTCGGTCAACATCGAAATCTCAAACCGCGCCGTCGCCGCGCAGGCAAACGCGAGGGCGAGGCTGTCGGCGCGAGCAAGGTCATTTCGCGGGAGCGGCCGAACGCTGAGCGAACCCGTGGCGCTGCGCCGTGACAGCGGTTTCGAGTTGCTTGCGCTGGTCCGGGTCCATCGCGCCAATCTGATCCTTGGCGGCGCGCAGGGCGGCATCGACGGCGGCGTTGTCTTCGGCGGCTTCGATGGCGGCGATCAGAGTTGCCAGCGGCGTCGGCGGTTCATCGGTCGGCGCCTCGTCCACAACCTCGCCCTCTAGCGTGCCTTCCAAGGCGTCGAGCTTACTGGCGGGCCGGGCAGGGGCGGCGGGCTCGGCAGCGCCTTCCAGCGTCGCCGGTTCGGGCCTGTCGGCCTCTTCGTCGCGGTGAACCAGGCCCTCGGCCTCGGCGTCCATCGGCAGGTATTTCGACAGCCGGCGAAAAACGGTTTTCCGGGCCATCTGGTCCCACCATTGCACCCATGGGCCGGAATCCTTCGACCGGCTCACGGCCCGGACCCGCTCGATTTCGTCGCGCCCCATGACCTCGTGCATCAGCGTGCCGTCGCGCAGCTTGACCAGCGCATAGGCTCCGATGGGCTCGCCGCGCGGCTCGCCAAGCGGGGGCGGCTGGTGCTGTATCGGGCGATCGAAGTTGTCCGGCGCCTGCACGAATTGGTCATTGCGATGCACCACGTTGACGACGATGCCGGCAATCTCGCCGCTGTTGCGGGCGCGCTTCAGCAGGCCGCCGATCATCGGCATATACTGGACCTTCTTTTCCCAGCCGCCGCTTTTGTTCTTGGTGTTGAAGATCACCAGCGCCGCGTCTCGCCCATCGGGCACCAGGCCATCGGCCGCACACTTCATGCAGCTTGCCAGCAGCGATTGCCGATCCGCCGTCAGCAGGTCGGGGGTTTGCTGCACCACGGTCATGACGACGCGCTGAAACTTCTCGGGCTTGATGTGGCTCGGCAACGCCTTGCCGATCTCCGGCCCCATCTTGATCAACTGTTGCCGCAGCGTGTTGGTTTCGGTGACGATGCTGAGACTCATCCCACGACCTCCTCGATTTTCGCGATGTAGCGCCGGCTCTCGGATCGCCCCTTGATGACCTCGCCCGGCGCCGCGATCCGATCCGGCTTGGCGGCGCTGATGGCGGTGTTGACCGCGTAGCCTCCGCCCCATCCGCGCCGATGGTTGCCCAGCAGGGCGGCAACGCGATTTCGGGCCAGGTCGTAATCTTCTGTCGCGGCCTTCTTGGCTGCGGCGGCATCGATGAACGCTTGCACGGCCTCGGGCCATTCGTTGCTCAGTGTCATGTCAACGGCGTCATCGACCGGATCGGAATAGATGGCAGCCAGGATCGCGCTGGCGCCGTCCGATCCGTCTACCGGCGGAGGGCTCTCGCTGGCCCAGAACGCGTCAACGCGGCGGCGAATATCGGCCAGCAACTTGGGCCGCGCGGCGTAGCGGTAGACCTTCAACTCATTGCCGCCGACCAGACCCGCAACCGCACCCCAGGCCCAGCCGGTGCAGAGAAGCTGGTGTTGCAGTTGCAGCAGGATATGCGGGGGCGGTTCGCCATCAGTCCATTGCCGGCGGTGGATCATCCAATCGACGTTCTTGGTTTCCAGCGCGCCGGGGCCGGGGAACTCGCCGGTCGGGTCGGCGGCAATCTCGAAATCCAGGCTGGCGGCGGCGCGGCAATCATCGGCCACGGCGTAGCGGCCCGGCGATACCTCCATGCCGTGCTCCTCCGCCACCGCCTCGGCAATCACCGCCTCTAGCCGGTTGCCCCAACGGACACGGGGGCCTTCAACCGGCGGCGGCTCGATGCCGCGTTTGACGTGCCACATGGCGAAGTGGCTGAGTTGGTAGGGCGCCTGGACGCCGAACAGGGCGGCGACCTCGGATGAGCCGATGTAGCTTTCACGCTGGCGAAGCCATTCCTCGCGGGTGGCGGGTTTGGGGTGGAGGCTCACTGGAACCACCTCCGCCACCAAGCCCGTCGCCGCGTCGGCACCGGGGTAGCCGCCTCGATCTGGTCGGCCATCGCGTCCAACGCGAACACCAGCCCGCGCAGTTCCACCAGTTCACACACCGGGAGGCGGCGCAGGTTGCCGGCCTCAAGCTTGCCGTTGAGTTGCATCGCGATCATCCGAGCCCGCGCGGCCGGCGGCTGTTCGTCAGCCATGATCGCGTGCAGGGTGGGGGAAGCGGAGGCTTGGAGGGTGCGGAGGTGGTTCATGGCTCGTCGTCCTCGGGCCAGTCGATGTTGATCGTTCCATCGGCCCCGGTGGTGATTGTGGACTCCGGGTTGAGGCGCACGGCGATATCGTCGCCGGTCCACTCGGCCTGGATCGCCCCGCGCGGCAGCCTCTTCATCACCGACACCAGCGCCGCTTTAGTTTCGATGCGCATCGCCCAAGCCGTGGCCGCTGCGCATGCGTCCAGAAGGGCTTCCGGCGTGTCGCCGCGCATGCAGGAAAGAAAGTTCCGGGTTTCCTCGGTTGTCCAGCCGGTTTCCGCCGCAACGGCGGCAAGCAATTCATCCCCTACCTTGCTCACGCCCGCCCTCCCTCGCCGCCCGCATAATCGCCGCCGCGATCAACTCGGCCTTGTCCGCCGGGAAGTGCAGCGTCACCGTCTCGGTCTGCACGCAGTCGTCGCAGCGGTCGATGAGCCAGATTTGGCCGCCGTCATCGACCTCGATTTCCAGCGTATGCAGGAGGTCGATGTTGGGCGAGGATTCGATGATGAGGGGTGCGGTCATGACGCTCACAGTCCCATCTGTCCATACGACCACTCGTCCAGCCGGTGCCCCAGATCGCCGTCGAGATCGGGCAGCATGTCTTTGATTGCCACAGGAACGTCGCGCAGGTCGTAGCCGGGGATCAGCGAAAACCCGGTCAGGTCCAGCTTGTCCAGATCGGCCAGGGCGCGGTCGAGGATCGCCCGGACCGCGGCGTTGATGTCGGTGTGGTGCTGGGCCACGCGATGGGCGCTAGCACGCAAGCGCCCGCGCTGACGGTCGAGACAGTCGTATCCATCGTCGCGGCCCTGGGCGGCGTCGTAAGCGGAGGGGGAGAAATTATCCGGATAGGGCATCAGATCGCCTCCACCGGCTCGCCGTCCACGCCGAGCGTGTACCAAACCAGCGGCTCGATGCCGTCGCGCCCGGCGATGCCGGCCCAGGCGTGGATGATCTTGCCGGCGGGGTAGTCGCGGGAGACCAAGAACAGCGCGCAGCCCTCGGCGGCCATCGCCTTCCCCTCGTAGCCCCCGGCCAGCGCGATGCCCTGACTCCCGGTGGCGCTGGCCGCGCCCTGATACCCGGTGGCGCTGGCCGCGCCCTGACCCCCGGTGGCGCTGCTTCCACCTTCCGGCTTCGCGCGATCCATGACCCACTTGATCGCTCGCCCGATCAGGTCGGGCATCGTGATCTCAGCGACGATGGCTATGCGGGCGGAGGCGACCTTTCCATCGCTGCCATGACGGGACAGTGCGCCCGACTGCCGAACCTCGGCGTAGCGACTGGTTGCGGGCGCGTAGTAGCCGAAGACCTCTAGGGGATGGCCTTCGGGGCCGATGGCGTGGAAGCCTGTTTCGCAAACATCCACTTCCCCGGCATGTTCGTACGAATCGCCGATCGCATATTGGAAGTCGCGGCAGGTCCAGTCGAGGTTGAAGCCCTTGATGGAGACGATCTCCGTCGCAGGCTCTTCGGCTTCGGGCTTCTTCGGGTCCGTGGTCATTTGCGGCTCCTGTCTGGTTCGACAGGACGCAGCATGCAAATTTTCTTTGCTCTCCGCAACCCCAAAAGCGCCACGGAAGCAAATTTTTTTTGCTGCCCATGGCGTGACAGCTTTTTGGCGCGGCAGCCCGTCGCCGATCCCGAGGAAGAGCCAGTCGAGCGTCACGCGCCACTCTTTGCAGACTGGGGTCTTTGGCCATGTCGGGAGGATAGCCCGCAGGCCCCGGTGAGCGTGTGCGAGATGAATTTGCAGGGGCAGCCCCGTCATCGGGCTTGCAATGTGCAAAGATTGTTTGCATCATGCCGGCATGACGACACCTGAGATCATTGAGGCCCTTGGCGGGCGGCAGGCTGTGGCTGAGATCACCGGCTCGCATCCGGCGGCGGTCAGCATGTGGCGACGCAACGGGGTGCCGGCCAAGCACTGGCATGTGCTGGTTGATCATGCCGAACGCGCCGGGATTGCCGGCATCACGTTCGCCAGCCTCCAAGCCACCAAGCCAGAGCCCGCCGCCGCATGACCTGGGGAACCGCCCTGCTGGTGTGGCTGGCGGTCGGGGCGTGGATCGCATGGCTGTGGGGTGCCGTTGCTCATGAGCCGGACCCTAACGAATCGCAAACCCATAAACGTGAGGAAAAGTTCCCGTGAGTGCTACCGCTGAGATCGT